GCCGAGGGCATGCTTCCCAGTGGTGTGAACAACTCTATCCGGGAGTTGATGAGCCATCAGAAAGAGGCTTTTGGCTCTGGCACTCCGCTGTATGTTGACCAGACGAATAATCGGGTTGGCGTGAACAATGCGGCCCCTGCAACTGCGCTTGACGTAACTGGCACCGTCAATATCTCCAATTCTTCTGGCGCGACACTCAAGCTAACAAGCACTGACACAACTGGAGCAAATACAGAACTACTTGGTCAAATTGACTTTGTAAGTTCAGATACTTCAACAGGCTCTGCTGGAACACAGGCTAGAATTAAAGGTGTTTATGAAGATAACGGTGACAGCAGTGGATTAGCGTTTCTAACAGGTGCTTCAACAGGCAGTGGCTCACCAACAATCAATGAAGTAATGAGAATCCGTCACGAAGGCCGCGTTGGCATTGGTGTTTCTGACCCGTCACAAGATATTGATTTAGTTGGCAGTAGTAATTCTGGGTCTGGAAGCGTTCGTGCTGGTGGTGCAGGTTCGGGAACGCAAGCTGCATTTATTGCCCAAGCACAGTTTGGTTCTGCTTCGTTCGGCACATACGATAATTATCCAGCCGTTTTAAATTCGTCAAACAACCCTATGGTGTATTTTAATACTAACGCTTCCGGCAGGGCAGTGTTTGCTGAAGGCATCACCTTCAACGGCGACACCGCAGCAGCAAATGCACTGGATGATTATGAGGAGGGGACTTGGACTCCGACTGTAGATTATGGAACTGTGTCATCATTGTCTACTTGGTACACAAAAATAGGCAATATAGTGTCTGTTGGTGGTCTAATTTTTAACTTTAGCGACAGGTCTAATGCAAACCAAGTAGTTATTAACAACTTGCCATTTACTTCAGGTTCAACTCTTTCGGCGGGTAGTGTTTTCTTTAGACACTGCAACATAAGTGGTAATCAACTTTCGTGTTATACTCCTAGTACTGCTACAAGTCTTCAGTTTTGGTCTAGTTCTTTTGCTGGTTCATACTCGGAACTTATCCACTCCCAACTCAATAGTTCTGACGCACGAATATTCTTTCAAATTACATATCAAACATAATAACCTGATTGGATTATCAGGTCGGACAGTCCAGCCAAAGGAGATAAAAATGGCATTAACAGAAGAAACAATTCAAGACAAAATCGAAATCGTAGGCGACTACAAGCACGTTCAAGTACGCACCGCAACGGTCATCAAGCGTGATGGCGTTGAGGTTAGCCGTAGCTTTTCACGGCACGTTGTAGCACCTGACGCTGACATCACTGGCGAAAGTGCAGAGGTGCAAGCTATCTGTGCAGCGGTACATACACAGGCTGTTAAGGACGCTTATGCGGCTCATTTGGCAGCACAAGCTGCTGCGATGGCTCCAGTTGATGATGGCGGCGAATAATGCAAATGACCAGCCTGATAGATATGTTGCTTGGCCTCATTGCTGCGGCTGGAGCTTGGTGGATGAATGAAACCAGTAGAGAGCAAAAGCGCATCAACATCTTGCTAAACAAGACTCGGGAAGAATACGCCACAAAAGACGATGTGCGCTCCGACATGCGTAACGTAATGGACGCTTTGCACCGTGTCGAGGATAAGCTCGATAAGGTACTCAGCCGAAACGGCTGATGTTTAAGGCAATCGTGCTTGCCTGTGCGATAGCAGCACCCACAGAGTGTGTACAGTTTGAGGACACTCGCGGCCCGATTTATTCTACACAAGAGGCATGCCGAGAACGCGCTATGGAGATGGCGCGGGACATTGGGGAAATGGCTCACGGCTTGAGGCCGATTAAGTGGATGTGCAAGCCGCTTGGAAAAGGGATGTTATCCTAATGGAACCGATAAGCACCGCATTGGCTGGGATTGCCCTGGTAAAAGCGAGTGTGGATGGGATCAAATCCGCGCTCGGCACTGCAAAGGATATAGGCGCTATTGCCAATGACATCGACGCGCTTCTCAATGGGCAGGCTCAGGTTCAGGCTGCCAGCAACAAAAAGGCTGGTGTCGGATTAGCCGACCAATTCGGTGTTCAGTCGGTAGCCAAGGAAATGATCGACGCGAAAATCGCTGCCGAACAGGTCGCCGAAGTTCGCCGTCTGACAGACCACCGTTTTGGGGCAGGGACGTGGCAATCAATCTTGGATGAGCGAGCAAGGCGGATTAGGGAAGCCAAGGCCGCCCAGCTAGAGGCTCGCCGCCAGGCTCAATTGCGGCAAGATGAGATTATGGAGAACTTCAAAATCGGATTGGCTATTTTCTTACTATCGGCGGTTGTGGTAGGTTTATTCGTCGTTGTGATGGTGTCAACTGCTGGAGCCATAGGGCTTAAATGAGTGAAACACGAACTGGCTTAATTGGCGAGATGTGCGCTGGCGCGGCGATCCTCTCACAAAATTGGGCGTATGCCCAAGCACCACAGGATAAATTTGATGGCGTGGCAATTTCCAACAGTAGTAACGAAATGCTTAGGGTACAAGTTAAGGCTTCGAGCTTTATATTACAAAAAGGTAAGCGAACTCCGTGTTACCATTTTCAGCTTGGCTCTGGAAGCAAGAATAAGAAAAAACCGAATAACACAAAGGATTGGTCGGACTATGACATCTTGGCTTTATGTGGCATTGCACACCGTCACTGCGTATTCCTTCACGTCAGTCAAATCAACCAGTTCAGCAAGAGGCTCCAAGGTCACCACTTTACTGCGGAAAACGAGGCAGACACTTGGGCGGCTGCTGTCGAAATTGCGCGGGAGACGCGGCGATGAATAAGGATGCACTGCGCGAGGAGCTGGCCGAAGACGAGGGCTGTAAGTTTGAGATTTATTTGGATCACTTAAATTTGCCAACCTTCGGAATTGGTCACTTGATTAAAGAGCATGACCCAGAATACGGCCTGCCGGTCGGCACCGAGGTGTCGGAAGACCGCGTGCGTAAGGCGTTTAATCTGGACATTGCCGTCACCGTGGAGGACTGCCGCCGGTTGTGCGACAACGTCGGCGTCGACTTCAACGAGCTTGACCTGCGCTATCCTGACGGCGCGTTGGCGTTGTGCAACATGTGCTTCAACCTAGGCTACCCCAGATTTAGCAAATTTAAGCGCCAGTGGGCGGCAGTAGCCGAGGCTATGGAAGACCCCAAGGCGTGGCTGACAGTCGCCGCAGAGGCAGAAGACAGCCGCTGGTTTGATCAGGTGCCAAACCGTGCCAAGCGTTTGACCGCAAGATTTAGGGCGCTGGCTGATGAGTAAGGTGCTGCTGGAATATAAGATCATCCCTCGGCTGATGATTTTTACTATGACCGTGGTTTATGTGCGTTGCATTGAGTGGGCGCTCGCGATGCCAGACTTGTCGACACAGCAGGCCAGCCTGATTAGCGTGGTTACTGGGGCTATGACTGGTAGCCTAGCCGTGTTTTTAAACTCGGAGTCGAAGAAATGATACAAGCACTATTAGGCCCAATCTCTAGCCTTGCGGGAACGTGGCTAGAAGGCCGCGTAGAGACTGCCAAAGCTGAGACAGGTGCAAAGGTAGCCAAAGCCAAGGCAGAGGCCACCATAATGGAGAAAAAGGCCACTGGCGAAATTGATTGGGACTTGAAAATGGCTGATGCCAGCGCGGCAAGCTGGAAAGACGAGTGGCTTACCATTTTGTTTAGCATCCCCCTGATTTTAGCGTTCTGCGGAGATTGGGGTCGGCACATAGTATCTGAGGGCTTTGCGGCGCTTGAGGCTATGCCGGAGTATTATCAGTACACCCTCGGCGTTATCGTCTCGGCAAGCTTTGCGACGCGTTCTGCGGCTAAATTTTTCGGTAAAAAATAAAGGGGCTTTCGCCCCCTTGCTTCACTTGTATAGATATTGATAGTCAAACCTGTCAGCGGTCTGCATATCCTCAAAAACGACGTTGTAGCTTTCATCGTCGATGCGCTCGACCCGCCTGACCAAGGCCGTCACCAGCCTGCCCTTGGGGCCAGTCACGCTGACTAGGTCGTCTGGCTTTAAGTGTTCTGTTTTCATTTAATCCTCCTATAAAAGCTTAAAAGCTCTGGCTTTGCCGGCCACCTTCTCAGCCGCGCCACGCTCGACCAGTCCGGTCATCAGCCGGTGTACTTGGCTGAAGCTCTTGCCAGTCTTTTGCGATAGCTCATTGATGGTTGGCGTGTAGCCGTAACGGCGGGTCATGCGGTCAATCAGAATCCGCAGTTCCGCCTGCTTCTTTGTCAGCGGCACGTCAATCATCTTTTGACTCCTTAATGGTTAAGGTTGACTGCCGGACAATCCGTGCGGGCTTGGCCGGTGTCGTCTTGGCCGGTTGTGCCTTGAAGTTACGCAT